GCGCAATCGGGAGCGCTGGAGGCAGCGAAGGAATGGGCACAGGCCAAGCGAGCCAAGCGGCTGGGCCTGAAGTAGGCGTCCAGCGCTTCATGCCTTCCGACACCGACTACCTATCCGCGGTGAAAGCTGGCGACACGGCTGCCGCGCAGCGGATGGTGGATGAGGCGGCGAAGGCGGCGGGGTATACGGTTGGGCCGGTGTGGCATGGTGGAGCAAAGCCGACGGTATTCAACGTTCGCGCCGGAGAGAAGACATCAAGGCACGAATCGTCAGCACTTGGTTCATTTTTCTCTGATTCAGAAGAAACCGCGTCTCAATACGGAAACACTGCTCCGTATTTCCTGCGCATTGAAAACCCGATTGAACTCTCAGAAAGAGAGCAGTCCGCATTGGACACCGTAGCGAAGGCGAGACTGTTCAGGATGAAGGCAAAGCAAGATGGGTTTGATGGGGCTATTATTAGGACTCAGGATGCGACTGGATTCAAAGGAGGTACAGAATACGTTGCCTTCGACCCCACCCAAATCAAATCCGCCGACCCCATCACTCGCGACGATCAAGGAAACATCGTTCCGCTTTCGCAGCGTTTCCAGACGAGCAGCGCGGATATCAGGTTTATGCCTGTGCCCGACTCCTCAATGCCCGGCGCCTACTCGTTCACCGGCGGATACCGTGCACTTCCAGGAAAATCGAAAGGCAGCCTGAGGATTTACAGCCCTGCCGGCAGCCTGATCGGCATCGCGGCAAGCCTTGACGAAGCGCAACGGATCATTCGACGTAAGGCCCAGCAATGAGCTACGATTCACAGACCAGCACGATCCTGATCAACAAGCTGCGCAAGGACGTCGACTCGTTGACGCTCAAGATCGCGCTCCTGCAGGACATCAAGGACAACAACGTAGCAGGCGGCACCGCGGTGGCGACGACGTGGACTGCTAGGACGCTGAACACGGTCACCAGCGATCCGCACGGTCTGATCATCGACCTTGCGGCCAACGAGTGGAAGGTGGCTGCCGGTGCCTACCAGGTGAAGGTGCTTGCCCCGTTCCACCACACCCGTGGCACCCGGCTGCGGCTGTACGATGTGACCAACTCGGTGGTCATCGGGTACGGCCCGTCGCTCTACATCGACAACAACGTCGACATGGAAGTGTCCTTGAACGTGCGCATCACACCGCACAAGGACAACGTCTACCGGCTGGAGTACTACTGCGAGCGAGGAGGCCATGCTGACGGCCTTGGTGTTGCTTCCAACGTCGGGCAGTCTGAGATCTACACCACGCTGGAGCTGACGAGGCTCGACACCGGCCTGACAAAGCCACTGGGTGCCGGCGGTCTGCAGGGTCCGCAAGGCCCTCCCGGACCCACTGGCCCTGCCGGACCTGCTGGCCCTACTGGCGGCGGTGTGACCAGCGTCAATGTCTCTGGAGGCCTCACAGGCCTGACGACATCGGGCGGTCCTATCACCAGTAGCGGCACAATCACGCTGGGAGGGGTCGTAGCCGTGTCGGCAGGCGGAACTGGTGCGACCACCGCGACGGCGGCTTTGACGAGCCTAGGAGCCTATCCTGCGTCGAATCCGAATGGCTACACGTCGAACGGCGGAACGGTGACGTCCTTCGGGTTCACCAATGCCAACGGTGTGAGCGGTACGGTCACCAATGCGACGACCACGCCCAACCTGACCGTATCCTTGGGCGCCATCACGCCGACCTCGGTGGCAGCTTCTGGCACGGTTACCGGAAGCAACCTGTCGGGCAGCAATACCGGCGATCAGACCATCACGCTGACCGGGGATGTGACAGGGTCTGGCACTGGGTCATTCGCTGCGACCATTGCCAATGGCGCTGTGACCTTCGCCAAGGTGCAGCAGATTGCGACCGACAAGATCCTAGGCCGCGATTCCTCAGGAACGGGTGTTGTTGAGGAATTGGCGGTGAGCGGCGGTGTGGAGTTCACAGGCTCCGGCGGCATCCAGACCAGTGCGTTCACCGGGGATGTCACTAAGGCTGCCGGCGGCACTTCCCAGACCATCGCCAGCAGCGCGGTGACCTACGCCAAGATCCAGGACGTCTCGGCTGCCTCACGACTGCTTGGCCGCGGTGCTGGTGCTGGTGCTGGGGTCACTCAGGAGATCAGCCTAGGCACTGGCCTGTCGATGTCGGGCACCACGCTGTCGGCCTCTGCTGCCGGCACTGTGACGTCGGTGGATGCTTCCGGCGGCACGACAGGCATGACCTTCTCGGGAGGCCCTGTGACGACCACAGGCACGCTGACGCTGGACGGTACGCTGGCTGTGGCCAACGGTGGCACCGGAGCGACTACGGCTGCCGGAGCACTGACCAACCTCGGGGCCTACCCCAACAGCAATCCGGCTGGGTACACCAGCAACACAGGCACCGTGACCAACGTCTCGGCTTCGGGCGGCGCCAATATCTCGGTGGCTACAGGAAGCACCACTCCGGTGATTAGCCAGGTGCCGGCTACGACCACGCAGAACGGCTACATGACGTCCACGCAGGCCACCAAGCTCGACGGCATTGCCGCGGGGGCTTCGGTGACTTCTGTGGGTGTGTCCGGTGGCACGACAGGCCTGACCACTAGCGGCGGCCCGATCACGTCGTCGGGGACGATCACGCTGGCTGGTACTCTCTCGGTCGCAAACGGTGGCACTAGCAGCACTTCGGCGCAGTCGGCAATCGACTTCCTTGCGGGAGCAACGACCAACGGCACATACCTCCGCGGCAACGGCACCAACAACGTCATGTCGGCCATTCAGGCCGTTGATCTTCCTTTGATTGCCTTGGGCTCAATGGTCTCCGGTACGCTGTCCGTTACCAATGGCGGCACAGGCCAGACCAACAGCTTCACCAACGGCGACCTGCTGATCGGAAACACCACGGGTGGAACGCTCAACAAGGCAAAGCTAGTCGGAACCGGAATCATCACCGTCACCAATGGCCCTGGCACGATTACCATCGGTGCTACTAGCTCCGGCAGCGGCGACGTCACCGGGCCTTCCAGCAGCACCAATGGCACCTTCGCTATCTTCGACGGTGCGACAGGCAAGGTGATCAAGGAGGCGAGCTGGGTGCAGGAAGCCGGCGATATCATCGGGCCAGTAGGCTACAGCTCAATGGCTGATGGATTTGTTTACATCCCGTCAGGCCCTACAAGCCCTAGCGCTACCCCGAGCAACGTGACGGCACCTCCGGCCAACGTGCCGATGTTCTTCCAGACAAACAACGCAGCGAACACCAACATCCTCTGGGTGCATAACGGCTACAACTGGAAGTCGGTCAACTTGACATGACGGCAATCCACCAGTGCGCACCACCGATCTGGGTGGTGACGCCACTAGGCGAAGGCTTTGCGCTGTTCCTGATCGACTACGGCCCGAGCCTGAACAGCGTCTGGGTGGTGCATTTATTCGACTCGGGCAGTGTGGTCCATGTAGACTCCGCGGAGATCAAGGTCGGCGGGAACGAAATGTACGACATCAAGCATCCCAAGCGGCCTACATCCCGAAACATATGAAACACACCTTCCCGTGCGTCGAGTCGATGCGGCGCGTGAACCTCTCCAACGGCCGAGTGCTGCGTGTATGGCGCGACCGTACCAAGGAACTGCTGTCGGCTTCCTATGACGACGCCGACATCGTCTCGACGTGCATCGCAAATGCCACCAACGACACGCAGTTGATGGCCGCGGTCGCCAAGCTCAAAGGAGTGAACGCTGTGGAGCTGGTCGACGCCAATGGGCAGGGCACTGTGATCTACACGGCGTGGCCATGAGCGACATCGTCTCTAGCACCATCCAGGAACGCGGCAAAGTCTATGGCGAGCCGCACCACAGCCACGCAAACATCGGCCTTTCTTGGACAGGCCTGATCCAGCAGCACTACGGCATCACGCTGCCTGCCCCGCTGCCTGCGCACCTAGTGGAGCTGATGATGGTGGCCTTCAAGGTGCAGCGCAGCGCCCGGGTGTTCCATGGCGACAACTACGTCGATCTGAGGGCCTACGCTGCATTCGCAGAGCACGCCCAGGAGCACCCCGGAGAGCCCTACGCTCCCAAGAATTGACCCTCGTTTGACCCCTGCAAACACAGGTGGTTGCTGCAAAAAGAGGGAAAAATAGTAAAAATGTGTTGCAGGTGTTTGGGTGGTGTGGCAGATTGATCCCGTCAACGAGATCAACACCATGAGCAACACGAACAACACCACCACCAACGCCCACCTCACCGCTATCTGGGACGACGAAGCTGGAATCACCTTTGGCGCTTATGTCGTCAAGTCCACCGGATGGTGGAGCGAAGATGGTGACCGTTGGTACTGCGGCGACGATGACAGCGACTTCGACCACACGACCATCATCTTGGTCGGTGGTCCTGCTGACGGCAAGATCGTCAACGAGCAGATCTGAAGTCTGATTCACACATCTTAGGGCATGGCGGTGCCCCATAAACCGCCCATCCCGCCGGTGAGGAAGTCCGGCACCAGGGGCGCGACTGGTTCAACAACGCGCAACACTCTCCAAACCATGACCACCATTTCCAACCTCATCAGCGCTCTGATCATTGTCGAGTCATCCGGCAACGACATGGCAGTAGGCGACAACGGACGCGCCATCGGACCACTGCAGATCCACAAGGCCGTTGTGCTCGATGTGAACCGCTTCACCGGCAGCCACTACCGGCACCAGGACATGACAAACAGGGCGCAGGCCCGGGCGGTCTGCGAGGCCTACCTGAAGCACTACGGCAAGGGCTGCACCACAGAGCAGCTTGCTCGCAAGTGGAACGGTGGTGGTCCTGCCGGAGAGAAGAAAAAGGCCACCGAGGCCTACTGGGCGAAGGTGAAGAAGCATCTCAAATGAGTAAAACCAAGACGATCAACGTGAACCCAGACATCCACAAACTGCTCCGAGACTACTGCAAGTCCGCAGGCCTAAAGGTCGGCGCCGTCACCGAGCAGGCCATCCGGGCATGGCTAAGGAGGAACGCTAAGTGAAACGCATCCTTGCTATCGACCCCGGCCTGTCCGGTGGGCTGGCGCACTACGCCAACAACCGGGTTACCCTGGAGCCTATGCCGGCGACCGATGGTGATGTCCGGGAGGTGTTGATCAACTACCTGTCGCAGTCGGATGTGGTCTACATCGAGAAGGTTGGAGGCTACATCGGCGGCAAGGGGGCTCCGGGGAGCGCGATGTTCCAGTTCGGACGCAACGTAGGGTTCATCCACGGCCTGATCGCTTCGATGCTCACCAGGTGCATTGAAGTGCCTCCACAGCGCTGGCAGAAGACGATTGGGGCAGGAACAAGCAAGACCCATGGAACGCGCTGGAAGGCCCACCTGAAGGGCTTGGCGCAGCAGAGGCAGCCTAGCCTCAACATCACACTGAAGACCGCGGATGCGGTGCTCATCCTGGAGCACGCAATGCTGTCGGAGGGGTTGAAATGAACAATACACCGAGGACAAACCTAGAAGCATTCTTTCCGCATGATTCAATGTATCAGGTTTGCGATTCCGATTTCGCCCGCAAACTCGAACGCGAACTCAACGCGGCCAACAGCAAGATAGAACTGCTCATGTCGGCAAACGCTGACGTTGCTCGCATTGCTGAAGAACGGGATGCAGCGGAGAATCGCATACCTCTGCTCATCGCAGAGCGCGACACGGCGCGGCGACAGGCTGATCAGCAATACAAGCTCCGCGAGGAGTTCGCCGATCTGCTTGGAACCGATGATGTCGAGCAGGGAGTGGCTGCGGTGCGTGAGATGAAAGAGCGCATCAAGCGATTGGAAGAAAGCGTGTCTTACTGGAACGAACGCTACAACGACCTAAATCATAAGGTTCAAAACCGTGACAACTACTAAAGAACTCAAAGCCAAGGAGGACAAATGAGCGATACACCGAGGACGGATCAGATGGAGCAATACGTATACTGGTTTGACGACGACTTGACTCCAGTTTGTGAGTCTAGGTTTGTTCGACCGCTTGAAATGGAACTCATAGCCGCTCAACAGCGCATCAAGAGGCTGGAGGAGGCTGGAGATGTGCTTGCCCAGCGAGCCGCGCGGCTTGGATTGCTGCCGATGGCAATAGAGGGGTGGAACAAAGCCAAAGAGGCCAAGCCGTGAGAACCGTACCAGACAAATGCCCGTTCTGCGAGTCGCCTGTCCGCGTTCATTGCGGAAACCCACTTAGGTCCGAGGATGGCGGGTTTGCCACTTACGAGTGCAGAACACAGATCGACGTTGAGTGGGATGACGATCAATGGAGGAGAGTAGGACAAAGCGATTTGTGTCGGATTCGTGAGATTCAAATGCTTCGTAATCGGATTGATGAGGCCAGCACCCACATCAAACTACTGGAGGATGTTGGAGACGAGATGTGTTCCGAGTTCAAGGCGTTCTGTCCGCTAGGGTCAAAAACTAGGCATAAATGGCGCAAAGCGAGGAAGGCCAAGCCATGAGAACCTCAACCGAAACACTAATCGCAGCCATGTGGATATTGTCTCAGGATATTCAATCCGAGGACGGAGCTGCTAACGCGGCAGTCGCTGAAGCAGCGGAGCGACTAGCGGAGCAGAGCGCGAAGATCAAGCGGCTGCGTGACGGCATTGCGAAGCAGAGCCTCGAGATCGAGCAGACCTGTGGAAAGGTGCTCGACTACCCGTGGTTCAAGGACGACCAGAAGAACTTCCCCGGCGCGACCGAGAAGGACGGCGTGTGCGTTGGGGAGCATGTGGCCGAGACCATCGCGGCCGAGTTGGCGCGGAAGTATGGTGAGGCGAAGCAGCGCATCAAGCGGCTGGAGGAGGCGAAATGAGCGATGAACTAATCAACGACGGAGGCCCGGCGTTTCCTAGATCGGCAACAGATCAATGCCATAGCCAAGAAGGCATGACCCTCCGCGACTACTTCGCAGCGGCTGAGAAACTCGAAGACTTAGACGAGACGTGCATTTCTGATATTGCTGTCGCACTTGCTGGACCAATTCCGACAGGGAATTGGAGGACAAACACGGTTGAGTGGATTAAGTGGAAAGCGAAGTGG